TCAGACGATCCAACCGCTATGGACAAAGTAAAATTGTTCTTCGAGATGTTCTCACAGCTTCCTTCATGGTTTACCAATTTGTGGATTCTTGTTGTGGCTAGTATATACGGTATAAAAGGAACACAAATCTTCAGAAATGGTGGAGGAAAAAAATAATGTGGAACTGGATAAAAAAATTATTTAAACCTTGGAATTTAAAAAAACAAGAAGATAAGCCTGATTATTCTAAAATGACCAAGGGAGATTTAAAAAAATTACTTGCTCAAGGTAAAATAAAAGATATTTACAATCCTGATAAATAATATATAGATTCGGTATGGATCTTAAAATGGCTTTAATAAATGCATTAGAAGATAGATATAATGCAAGAATATCAGAAGCAGATGCAACAATTAAAATATACTTGACTAATTCAGTAGGAATTGGTGAACATCCACAACATTTAGATGAGATTGATAAACAACTATCTATTATTACAGATTCAGAAGAAAAACTTTCAGCTTTACAAGCGTTTAAAATATGATTCAAGGCGATAGCACCGAGTACGAAATATTAGAAGAAGCATGTAAATCTTTAGAAGGAGATGATTTTTTTACTGCAGAGATTGGAGTAAGAAGAGGAGCTGGTTCAAAAATAATTCTAAATTCACTTTTATTTAAAAAACATTGGCATATTGGAATAGATCCGTATGGTAATTTAAATTATCAACATTATGATACTGTAGATACATGTACTGCTGATTATACAAATGATATGAAACATCAATTAATTAAAGATTTAGATTACCCAAATTTTTCATTATTACAAATATGTGATAATGAATTTATGAAAAGATTTTATGATGGAGTTCCAATTTATAGGGATAAAAAAGAAATAAGAAATAAATATGATTTAGTTCATTTTGATGGACCACATAAAAGTATAGACGTTATCAAAGAATCTATTTTTTTTGGAGAAAGATCACACAAGGGCAGTGTATTTATTTATGATGATTATCCTAAATTTGATATGGATTCAGTATTAAAAATAATTGTAAATGATTATGGGTTTATGCCATTAAAACAAGGTAAAAATAAATTTTCACTTAAAAGAAATTAATGTTAGACCATTACACAGTTGAAGCTATAAGAAATTCTATAAATAAACAAATATCAAGTGTTAAGGAACATATATGCTATGGGGTTGAAACAGAATCTCAATTAATGTATGCTCGAGGCAGACTCAGCGGATTAGAAACGCTGCTTCAGGATATTAAAAACCTGCATAAGGAGGATAACGATGGTACAATTGATAAAACCTAAACTTACTGATTTTGGTAAAGACCAAAAAAAAGAAGCAGAGGTTAAATCACAAATTCCGACAGATCCAAAAGGCATCAAAGAATATCTTGAAATCATACCCAACCCCGTAGGATACCGTATGCTTGTTAGACCATGGTCTGGTAAAGCAAAAACAAAAGGCGGTGTTATACTAGCAGATGAAACTCAAGACAAAATTCAAATGACAACAGTTGTTGGATTAGTTGTAAAATTGGGTGACCTTTGTTATCAAGACAAAGAAAAATTTCCTAATGGGCCTTGGTGTAAGGAAGGTGAATTTGTTGTTTATGGCAGATACACTGGAAGTAGATTTCAAACTAAATACGGAGAACACCGTATACTCAATGATGACGAAATTATAGGAACTATAGGTAAGCCAGAAGATATTCTCCATTTATTTTAATAAAGGAGGATAAACATGGCAGAAGTAAAAGACTATAGTGCGGATGCTCTATTAGCCAAAGAAAAAGAAGTCGAACTAGATACTGATAATGTTAAAGAAGAAAACATTGAGGTTAAAGAAGAAACTTCGAAAGAAAAAGAACCCAACCTAAATGTTGGAGAAGTTGACTTAGGTTATACCGGTCACGAAAAACCATCTGAAGAAAAAAAGGATGAACCTAAAATTGAAATAACTGAAGAAGTAAAAGAAGAAGTTATTGAAGAAAAAAAGGTTGAACCTAAATCAGAAGATAAACCAAACTTGAATGAATCAAGAAGAGATTATCAAAAAAGAATTGATAAACTTGTCTTTCAAAAAAAAGAAGCTGAAAGAAGAGAAAAAGCAGCTCTTGAATTTGCTCAAGGTGTACAAAAGAAATTTGACTCTAATCTTAAAAAGTTAAATTCTACTGATGAACAATATCTAAAAGAATTAGATGCTAGGGTAGATGCTCAAAGAGAACAAGTCAAAGTAGCTTTACAACAAGCTATAGAAAAGCAAGACGCTTCTCAAATTATGGAAGCAAACGATAAGTTAACTCAATTAGCTGTAGAAAAAGAAAAAGCTAGGTTAGAGATAACAAATCGTGAAGAAAAAAAGAAAATAGAAGAAGAAAATAAACAACAAAAAAACGTACAAGCTGATACCTCAAACAGCGGAACATCAGATTCTATGCCACAAATTACTCCGAAAGCCAAGAAGTGGGCAGAAGAGAATTCATGGTTTGGAACAGATGAAGTCATGACTAATGCTGCAATCACAATACACAACAATATTTCCCAAGAGGGTATTGAAGTAGATAGTGAAGAGTATTATAATGAAGTAAATTCAAGACTAAGGAAATATTTTCCTGATAGTTTTGATGCTGCTAAAGACGAGCCAAAAAAAGAAGCACCTAAACCCGTCCAAACTGTTGCTTCGGCTGGTCGTAGCCAACAAGGACGCAGAACTGTGAGACTCACAAAATCACAGGTAGCAATTGCTAAAAGATTAAATGTGCCACTAGAGGAATATGCTAGATACGTGAAGGAGGATAAATAGTTATGAGTACAATTAAGAGAACTTCACGGGAGTCAGAAAAAAAAGCTTCGAAAGAAGCTCCAAAAGCCTGGACTCCACCATCCAGTTTGGATGCACCACCTGCACCTAACGGGTACGCCCATAGATGGATACGTACTAACGTTCAAGGTTTTGAAGATACAGCTAATGTATCTAAAAAATTAAGGGAAGGTTGGGAATTTGTTAGAGCTGATCAAATTATAAGTGAGATTGGTGAAAATAAATATCCTTTCTACTCTGAAGGTAAATACGAGGGGTGTATAGGAATTGGAGGCCTTGTGCTGGCAAGGATACCAGAAGAGATATTAGTCTCACGTGCTGAGTATTTTAACAAAATTACTCAAGAAAGAATGAACGCGGTAGATAATGATCTTATGAAGGAACAGCACCCAGACATGCCAATCAATATTGATAGGCAGTCAAGAGTGACCTTTGGTGGTAGTCGCAAAAAATAATTTTTTTGTAATTGCTGCTGGGTTATTAAAATAAACTGTTAAAGGAGAAAATAACTATGGCAAATCAACTAGAAAAGTTTGGTCTAAGACCTTACAGAAAACTAGACGGTACACCATTAGTAGGAGCTCAAAACAGATATAAGATTGCAGATGGCTATGCTACTGCTATTTTCCAAGGAGATCTAGTAAGACCATTAACTGATGGTACTGTTGTTAGATCTGTTGGTAATACTTCTTATGCTGTTGTGGGCGTGTTTAACGGATGTTTTTATAATGATCCAACTACTCAAAAACCAACTTACTCAAATTACTACCCAGGTGGAATTACACCAACTCAAGGGCAGATTACTGCTTTTGTTGTTGATGATCCAGATGCGGTATTTTTGGTTAATGCAGACGCGGTTTTTGCACAGGCAAATCTATTTGGAAACTATTCGATGAGCGTTGCTAACGGAAGTACAAAAACAGGAATATCAGAAATGCAATTAGATGTATCTACGCAGGGAACTGCTGGTACATTTGCTGTACAAGCAATTGACATATCGCAAGATCCAGAGAATGATGATCAAACGACTTCAAATGCTAACGTTCTGGTAAGAATCAACAATCATTTCTACCGTCAAGGTGGAACAGGACTATAATAGGAGTATTAAATTATGGCTATATCACGAGCACAACTAGTTAAAGAACTAGAGCCAGGTTTGAATGCACTATTCGGCCTGGAATATAACAGATACGAGAATCAACATGCGGAGATTTTTGTAACTGAAACTTCAGACAGAGCTTTCGAAGAAGAAGTAATGTTAAGCGGTTTCGCTTCTGCACCAACTAAACAAGAAGGTGCTGGAGTTGTGTTTGATCAAGCAGGTGAAACTTTCACAGCTAGATACAACCACGAGACTATTGCTTTAGCATTTGCTATTACTGAAGAAGCAATTGAAGACAACCTATATGACAGATTAGCTGCAAGATACACAAGAGCTCTTGCAAGATCTATGTCAAACACGAAGCAAGTTAAAGCTGCTAATGTATTAAACAATGCACAAGTAGCCGCAGTAACTGGTGGAGACGGAGTATCATTAATTAATGCTTCTCACCCACTTGCAACTGGTGGTACTTTCGCAAACGTTTTAGCAGTAGCTGCAGACCTTAACGAAACTTCGTTAGAGCAATCGTTAATCGATATCGCTGGATTCGTAGATGAAAGAGGATTAAGAATCGCTGCTCAAGGTAGAAAAATGATAATTCCAAAAGAATTACAATTTACTGCTGAGAGATTGATGAAATCACCTCAAAGAACTTCGACTGCAGATAATGATATCAATGCAATTGTAAGCATGGGAATGGTACCAGAAGGTTATTCAGTGAATAACTTCTTAACTGATACTGACTCATTCTTCTTATTGACTGACGTACCTAACGGCCTAAAACACTTTGTTAGATCGCCAATCAAAACTGCGATTGAGGGAGACTTCGATACTGGAAACGTAAGATTCAAAGCTAGAGAAAGATATTCTTTTGGATTCTCAGATCCAAGATGTATTTTTGGTAACGGGAATTTACCAACATAATAGCTTAGATACGTAAACGTATTTTTTTAAAAGGGCGGTGCATTTATTTGCACTGCCCTTTTTTTTATGTTAGTTAAATATATGAATTTTTTTAAAATTTGTGGCTTACCAATTTTACAAGCTAAAATTGATCCTAATTCTTATGACAAACAAAAATTAATCAACACATTTGAAAAAAATTACAAAAAACAAAAAATAAGACAAAAGTGGTCTTTTAGTTCTTTCGAAACTAATATTCATCATTCTTTAAATGATGAAGAAAACAAAATGTTTGAAAAACCAGATTATAGTAAATTAATTCCTAATTATCAAAAACCATTAATGGAATATGCTAAAAAAGTAAATCTTTTACCTAAAACTAAAATGCAATTATATGTAGTTAACTATACTTGTAATAAGCATAAATCTTTCATGGAGCCACACATTCATATGGAATGTGAATTTAGTATGATTCATTATGTAAAATTTGACGAAAAACAGCATGCACCGACTACTTTTCTTAACCCCTATGAATCTTGGGAATGGTGGAGTAAATCTCTTCAAGATAAAATTGATTTGAAAAAAATTACTCAAGCTTGGGTTTATACAGATTTTGTTTTTCCAACTCAAGAAGATGATGTTATAATTTTTCCCTCAATGTTTAGGCATTTTGTAAATAATAAGGAATCAGATAGTCCAAGGATTACAATTTCCTCAAATGTTACTTTAAATATTTAAGAGGTCTTTCATAATATACAAAATGATTGTATAATGAAAAGACCTAGAATTAATAATTATTTTGTAGACTGACTAGGCAGACGGTATAGAGACTACAAAATTAACGCTATACAAAGGAGAATATTATGGCAAATACTACATTTGACGGACCAGTCAGATCAAAAAATGGTTTTATTAACTTAGGGCCTAATGCGGTAGTCGCAAACACTTTAGCAACTGACATGACAGTAGCTGCTAATGCTGGAAGACTAATGCTTATGGACCCAGCTGGAACACCAACTGCAATCACAATACCAGCAATTAATGCTACTGCTGATTCAGCAATTGCAGGACCTGGAAGTGATCCAAACAATCCATGTACTATTGGAACTACTTTTGAAATTCTTTTTACAGATGATTTCACTGGTACAATTAAAACTGCTAATACAGCAGATAAATTTGTTGGTATGATTACTGCGGGTATTGATGCATCAGTAGCAGGTAAACAATGGGTTCCTGCGGCTACTAACAATGAAATTAATTTGAATGGTGAAGCTGGAGCATCTGTTGCTACAACAGGTGGTTTAAAAGGAACTTATCTTAAGTTTACTGCAGTTGCAGCAAACTTGTATTTTGTACAAGGTTTGACTAATGCAACAGGTACACTTGCAACACCTTTTGACGATCAATAATAAATAATTAGTGGCTCTCTTCGGAGAGCCACAACTTAGGAGAATTTATGTTTAGAGGAGATATACAAGCTACTCGATCAACTGCTGCGGCAGGAGCTGCTGCAATTATTTCACAACCAATAAGACTTAAAGGAATTATTGTTGCTAGTGATGGGGGTGGAGCTGGTGTTTTAGAATTGACTACAACTTCAAATGCTGGAACAACTTTATTTATTGCAGACGTACCTACTGGAGATTTAGTTAATTTTTCTTTTCCTGATGATGGGATTTTATTTCCAAAAGGTATTTTTTGTAAAACAAAAACTAATGTTGCTGCTTATACATTACTTACTGATAAATATTCAGGACCAAATTTAACTACAACCAATACGTAATTAAATGGGTGGGTCTAGTTTTTCATCAGATCAATCAGTTGCACATGCAACTGGCACAACTCAAATGGTTGCTACTGGTAAAAGAGCAAGACTTACATCTATTCAAGGTAAAGGTAATAGTACAGATGGTTCTATTATTTTTAGAAGTGGTGGTGCAACAGGAACTATTATTGCGACATATTTATTTGGAGAAGAAGGTTTAGATATGTATTTACCTGGTAACGGAATATTATTTTTAGATGGTATTCATGCAACAATTGCTAATACTACAGGTGTAACTATAACATTTACTTAAGATGGATTTAGATTATTACGCAGATATAATTGAACTTCGAAAAGGTGGTATGCCACCTAAAAATAAAAAAAATTTTAGATCGACTAAAAGCGGAGCTGGAATGACTGAAGCTGGAGTAAAAGCTTATAGAAGAATGAACCCAGGATCAAAATTAAAAACTGCAGTAACTGGTAAAGTAAAACCTGGGTCAAAAGATGCCAAGCGTAGAAAGAGTTTTTGTGCTAGAAGTTTAGGACAAATGAAAAAATTTCCTAAAGCAGCTAAAGATCCTAATTCAAGAATTAGACAAGCGAGACGTAGATGGAAATGTTAGACTATGTCTTATTTAAATGCTAATATACCTCCTATATATTGTAAAATAAGAAAGGAGTATCTTTATGACCTTAAAAAAAATAAAGGACAGTATAGTGATTGCGTTATCTTCAGTATTAGCAGTATTTCAGGTAGGGCTATCCTATTTAACATTATGTTACCAAATGGTGCGTGTTTTTGGAGATTGCCTATCTCAGCATTTTATCAAAAACAATTTGATAGAATCAAAGTGCCAGATATGCAAGTTCACGAGTTGGAATTGTGGAATTGTTTTAGTTATTGGCCTAGTGTTACTTGTTTTGATTGGCTGGCTGGTCTAAAAGGAAAATTTTTAGGATTAGATAAAAAATTTTACCATGGTAAATATTTATTTACAATTGATTGGGCTCATCCAGACACTAACATCTTGGATATTGAACACTCTGAAATACCTCAAGAACATAAGTGTGCACATATATTGGAGCTTGATAATGGTAATTTTGCAGCTCAGCCTAATAATCGTATTTTGTGGCATTGTAATAGCTACACTACTGATAACGATTGGCCTGACTATAAAGTCCAAACTACATATTGGGATGCAGAAGACTCTAACATGGTTACAGAAGATTCTGATAGAATGTTCTATGAAATGGAAAAAATAAAAGACGAGAAAAGAACATATGATTCATATAAAGATTATGCTCTTGATATGTCTTTTGAAAATGATGGAAAAAAATGATTGATAAGTTTTTATACAAAATATTTGAACGTCTAGACAAACTTATAGCAAAGGTGAATAATTTATTTATTAATAAAAAAAAGAAAAAATGAATCTAGCAGACTTGTTAAAAAAGAATTTTGTATTAGTGCCTGTGGTAGCTTCAGTGCTAGTCGGTACATTTACTGGCGTTCGTTATGTTGTTAATCTTACAGACACCATTAATTCTAATCAACAAGAAATAGTAGATTTAAAAAGAGATTTAAAAGTTGCTGAAGATAAAATTACAGATCAAAATACAAGACTAACTTCTGCTGAGTCTACGTGGCAAATGGCAGAAAACTTATACAGACAATTGGCAGATCAAGTTAGAGAACACGACTATGATATTAAGGATTTAAACAGGTAATGTATGGAGGTTCTCAGGATGAATTATTATTTTACAGGAATACTTATCTTGGCC